GTGGTATTGCCGATCGTGGTGTCCCAGACTGGCTCGGAACTGCCGGAGGTGCCGCTGTTCTGCGCCTGGAAGATCGCCATCATCAGCGCGTCGGAGCTCTGCACCACCGCCTGGCAATAAGCCCCCGACGCCCAACTTAGGTTGCCGACCCAGAAACCCGGTTTGATCGGGATTCGGCACTTGTTGTCGCCGAGATCGGCCCGACAGATCGGTTGATAGACGTTGCCGAATTCCTGCACGAGGGCCTGGGTGAGGCCGCGCAGTTCGGCCTGAAAACCACCATTAGGCGCGCGCACACACTCGCCAAGCCAGCCGCGACGCATCCGGCAGATGCCCTGCGAGAGGTTCGTCCAGTTGACCACAAAGAGGTAGATCGTCGCGTAATCGAACAGGCCGTTTTTCAGGTCTTCTTCGATCAGGCCGGAGGCGATGAAAAAGCCTGTCACCTCCAGGTTGTCGACCTCACCGGTGCTGCCGGTGGCGATCGCCGTGCGGGAAAAGCCGGCGATCGAAATGTAGGTTATCCCGGAGACAACCAGGTCTTCATCGAAGGTGGTGAAGGCATAGGTCTGGCCATCCGTTCGGATGATCCGCCAGCAGAGCGCCAGGCTGGTGACGTTCTGGGCAAAATGAGCCTTAAGACCGACCGAGACAGCTTTCATCCGGTCGGATGCCGCAGTGAGACGATCCGCTGACGCACCGCATCGGTGAATTCCGCGAGCGTGGCCTCGTCCTGATCCTCTTGCACCGCTTTGGCGATGACATCGGCGGCCACTTGCTCGAGCAGAACGAGACTGTCCTTGATATGTCCGCCTGGCCCGCGGCCAGCGCCGATCACCTGCACCACGAGTGACTGAATTGTCCTTTGTTGGATGACAAGCAGAGGATCCATCTGGTTGGGTTCGTCGCTCATGAGATCTCCCTGACCTCGACCACCGGGATCGACTGCCAGCTGTAATTGTCCGTGGTGATCGTGCTGATTTTCATGTCGTCGGTGTCGAACCTGGCCGGCACGTCGAACTCGCAGCAGCCAGCGATGGTGTGGCCGGTGGTGCCGGCAATCGCCCCGCTGAGGGTGACAATTCCGGTGGTGTAATCGCAGGTCCAGTCGGTCGGTGAGAAGATATTCACGCCATTGTTCAGCAGTTGCAGTGTGCCGCTCACCGGCTTCTGGATCAGTCGCGTGTAGCTGCCTGCGCTGTCGCTGTAGACTTTGGTCAATTGGAAGGTGCTCGTGCTGCCATCGGTGGTGAAGAACACTGGCAACGCGAATAGATCGCCCGGCGTGCTGCGCCAGCGTGGCACACGGTAATCGCCCCAGTCTTTGAACCGGAATGGAAACGCCTTTCCGTTGCGCGCAACGAAGAAATCAATCAGCGCTTCGATGTCGCTCTGCGTCTTGAGACCGTGGCTGACATCCCACTCGCCGCGCGAGCGACCCCAGTTGCGATTGCGCTGTTCGTAGCCGGAGGTCAGCTGCAGCACGGTGGTGCTGAACCGTGGGCCACCGACGGCGCCTTGCGAAACGCTGGGTGGAAACTGCACTTCGTGAAAAGCCATGGTCAGCTCGCCGTCGAGTTGCGCAGTGCGGTGCGATTGAGCGCTGATACCGCCTTGGTTTGGATCTGTGGCTGGGCGCGCCGGAAGCTGTCGGCATCCGGTGTGCTGATGTTGAAGTGGATGTGTGTTGAGCCACCATCGGTGGGCGCACTGACGCCAAGCCTGCCGTCGGCGCCACGCCGCAGCGGCATGATGGCTTCCGGGCCCGCCTCACCCATCATCCCGACACCACGGGCAAAGGCGAAGACGGTTGGCCGATCGACGACCTGGTTGTGGTAGTCCGCCAGGACGCGGCCGGGAAACACGCCACCTTTGGCATACAGGCCGGCACTCATCGCACCGCCGGACAGATCGGCGCCGCCGCCACCGCCACCGAACATCCCCAGGAGGGAGCCGAAGATACCCATGCCGCTGCCGCCGCCGGGGTCTCCACCACCGCCGCCAAACAGCTGACCGATCAAGCCGCCGCCTTGGTAGAAGCCTTGGCCGAACATGCTATCGAGCAGGCCCTGCGGATAGTTACTGAGGATGCCACCGAGGCCACCGCCACCACCGCTGCCACCGGCTCCGGTGTTTGGCGTGCCGCTGCCACCGGCGGACCCGCCGCCGCCGAACAGCTTGCCGATGCTGCTGAAGAAGTTGTCGAACAGCCCCCCACCGCTGCCTTGAAGCGGTGGGGCTTCGCCTTTTGAGCGGGCGATTGCGGTGTCGACCGCACTGTCGCTGCTGTTGCTGCTGCTGCCGCTGAACAGCTTGCCGATACCTGAGAAGAGCGAGCCGAACAGCCCGCCGCCGCCGCTATCACCACCGGAGCCACCGCTGCCACGGCCACTCTTGCTGTCCTTGCCGCTGACAGCGTCCGTTAGGCTGTCCAGCAGGTTGCCGCCACCGCCGCCATCAGCGGCGCCCTTACCGCCCACCACGACGACGCGCATGGCATTGTGGTTGTTGTCGATCGGCAGGCCGCTTTTGCTGCTGGTGGTGCCGCTGAAGCCGAGCATGCCGACCGCTCGATCAACGATGCTCGGACTGTTGTCGTTAGCCGCCTGACGGCCGCCGCGGCCGCCGCTCGGGGCATTGTCGTTGTCGCCACCGCCGAAGATCGACCCGAGCAACTGATCCATCAGCCGCTCCGCCGGCTTGTAGATCGCCGTGCGTAGGAAGATCTCCTGGAACGTCTCGCCCAGCGACTTGAGCACGTCCTTGCCCTTGGCACCGTGCACCACGATGGCGCTGAAGGCATTCTCGAGTGCGCCATACGCGCCGTGCGCGGCGTCACGCAGCTCGTTCATTCGCTCGGTCTGGTCGGCGATCGCGTTCGACGCCCGAAGGTCATCGATGTGCTGCTGACCCTGCGGCGTAGCCGCCAGGTCGGGATTGTCGCGCTGGAACTGCCGGATCTGGGTTTCGGTCTGCACCCGACGCAGTTGCCCGGGGCTGGCGAACGGGCCTGCGGCGTTGAGGTTCGCCTGCAGCTCGTTCTGGTCTTCCAGCGTCTTGTTCTGCTGCGCCAGGCTCTCGCGCTGCTTGTCGATCGCCGTCGCCAGCAATTGCCGCTGGCGCTCCTCCTTCTGCATGTCGGTGAGGCCGTATTGCCGCTGCTCGGCCTCGGCCTGCAACGCAGCCTGCACTTCGCGCAACCGGGTGGCGTAGCCCTGCAACGGACCGTTCATCGCCTCCAGCAGGCGACGCTGATCCTCCAATTGCTGCCGGCCACCGGCGATCAGGTTGGCGCCTTGCAGGCTCTGCTGTTCGACAATGACCTGCCGGCGCCCCGCGGCTTCTTGCTCGCGCAGTTCGGGAGCGATGTTCTGGTTAGGCGCTACGACCCGCGCCTGTTCGGCCGGACGACCGGCCAAGCCGCGCTGCGCGCGTAGCCGGGCAATTTCGGCGGCCTGCTGGTCGGCGGCTTCCTGGATCGAGGTCTTCTGGGCTTCGACCGTCTGCCGATAGCGCTGCTTCAGGTACTCCTTGAGTGAGTCCTCCTGGTCCTTCGGCATCCCCAGCGCGCTGAGGTCGGGATCCCGGCCGGCGGCGATGTCGGTGTAGGCCCTGCGCAGGAAGGTCACCGGATCCGGCAGGCTCTGCAGGACACCTTGCGGGGTCTGGCCCGCCGAGCCGGCAGGAGGCGTGCCTGCCGGTGCTGCTGTCGTCGTTGTTGCAGCAGGAGTGGCTGGCGTTGCGGGCGCCGGCGGTGGCGTTGCGTGAAACGCGATGGCTGTGCCGCGCTGCACGACACCAGGATCGGGCATGTGGCCGGTCTCGACACGGCTCATCTCCGTGGCGATACGGCTCATCAAGCCCTGGTCGTTGATGTCGATCTCAGCGTCGGGGGCGATGCCGACCTTGCTCGCAACCCGCCGGATATAGCCTTCGGTGTCGTTCTCCTTGGGCGGCGCGTAGCGCATGATCCATTGCCGCAGCGTCGTCAGGCCATAGCGGGTCTTGTAGTACTGCAGCTGGTTGATGCCGGCGGCGAAACTCTCTTCCGGTGAATTGAAATCACGGAAGCCGGTGGTCTGACCCGGGTTCCGGATGCCCATGATGTTGTTGCGACCGGAACCACCACCGCCGACCTGACCGGCGTTGAATATGCTCGGCGCGGTTTCGCGAATGAATGGTCGGAGGTAGGCGGGAACGCCCTGCAGGGCTTGTTCGGTGGTAGCCCCCTCGGACGCCTGGCGGGCTTTCTCCAGGTTTTCGACGATGTTCTTGGTGATGTCGACTTGGCGTTGATACTCCTGGGTTAGCCGCTCTTGATTGGCAACTTCCTCTTGCGCTTTGCCGGAGCGATCGGCCTGCGCCTTGGCGATGTCCTCATTGAACTGCTTTTGGGTTTCGTAGATCTCACTGGCGCGCTGCAGGGTGACACCTTGCTGGCGCATGATGTCGAGGACCGCCTGCTGGTCGCGCGCCTGGTCCTGCACACCCTGGCGGATCCCTTGCGCGCCTTGCACACCTTCGCCAGCGAGCTGACGCTGGAGTTCGGCACGTCGCTCATCGATGACGCTCTGCGCCTCAGTGGCGCCTGCCACCGTGCGCAGTTGTCCAGTGGTTGGATCGCGAAACTGGCCCCCAGCTGGATTGGGCAACTGACCCGCGGCAATCTGCTGGTTGATGTTCTGGGTGATGCCGAGCTGCAATTCCTGGATCCGCCGGGTAATCGGATCGGCGTTGGCGTTGCGCTGGGCGACGTTAATCTGCTGCTGGCGCTGGTCGTTCTCTTCGCGCAGTTGCTGGGTCACCTGGCGGCCCATGGTGACCCGCTGTTGCTGGGCTAGATTCAGTGATTCCAAGGCCTGCTGCGCTGACCTTTCCGGTCCAGCACCGGCTTGCAGGGCCTGGATGTAGGCCGTGTAGGCGCGGACATAGTCTTCTGCCGCACCGCGGCCTTTGGTGACCTCCTCTGACAGCGCACGCTGGAGATCGATCTGTCGCTGGGTGGCTTCGCTGCTTTCCTGCAGTTGGGTGCCGATTTGCGATTGGAATCGCCCTTCGACCGCGCGCTGCTGTGCAAGCGACAGCGCGCCGCCCCGGGTGCCAGTGAGTTGCTCAGTAGCCTGTTGGCGGAACCGTGCCTGAGCGCGCTGTTCGAATGGGAGGGCGTTGATCAACCCCTCGCTGGTCGTGTCATCGATCAGCCGTTGTTCGGGCGTCTGCGCGTAAAGCCGATCCTGTTGAATGCGTGCGAGCTGGTTGGCGTAGCGGCGTTCGCCTTCCTGCGCACCGAAGGCTCGCAAATAGGTCTGACGGGTATCGCCCCCGGCGGTGAAGCGCCGCTGGCGTTCCTGCAGTTCGACGATCCTTTGGTAGTCGGCGTCACCGAGATCAGCGAGTTGGGTGCCTGCGGCGCGGCGTTGCGTCAGATCTTCAAACGGGGTGATACCGCGTGGATCAGCGGTCCTTGCGGTGTAGGCGTTGATCCCCGGCAGGGCCTGCAGGTCACGACCAAAACGATTAAGCAGCGCGGGAAAATAACCGAGCGTTTGTTGCTCTTCGCGCTGGCGCGACATGATGTCGGCGCGATTGGCGCCATACTGCCCCGAGAACAGATTGCGCCAGGTTTCCCCGCCGTAGCCAGTCTGGAAGAAATCACCGATCTGGCTGCCAATACCCTGATAGCCACGCCGCTGATCTTCCGGCAGTTGCGAAATCCGGCGGAGTTCGGCCAACTCTTCACTGCCGCTCTGGCCAAAGAGCGTGCGTAGCTGCCTGCCAAAGTCGAGCCCAAGACGGCCGGCGAGCGTGTTTGATTGGCTGTAGCGACTGGATAGGTCGCGTCGTTCATCGATCTCTCGCTGCGTCGCCGCATCACGCCGCAGATTGTTGGTGTTGATCTGATCGATCTGCGCCTGCAGGTCACGCTGAAGCCGGTTGGTCTCCTGCTGGCGGTAGCCGATGTAAGGCTGGGACTGCAGGTTCAGCAGGTCATTGGCACCGAAGCCCTGGCCGAACACCTGCTGCGCGGCCTGCAGGGTGCCCTGTGTGGGGGCGAAGTTGCGCAGCCGGTCAGCAATCCGCTGCACCACCTCCTCGGGGCGGTTGGCGCCGATGCCTTGCAGCGACACACCCAATTGCTCGATGGCAAGCCGTGCGGCGTGGCCCTGATCGGTCTGGTTCTTCAGCGCGGCGGTGATGTTGGCGAGGCCAGTCGCCAGGTCGTTTTGCTGAACCCGCAGTTCGCGGGACTTCTGTACATAGCGGTCGAGCGCATCCACCGAGGCGTTTAGCGTGACTGCCACGCCTTGCGCCTGGGTGATCATTTGCTGGTAGGCGTTGAAGCTCGCCTGCGTCTGATTCATCGTCTCGCGCAGCGAGTTCAGCCGGCTGATCAGACCGGTCAGCGTGCCGTCATAGGCCTTGGTGGACTGCGCCAGCCGATCGATCTGATCGCGCTGCTGGCCATAGGCAGCGGTAGCCGCCGTGTTGGCGGTGGTCCATTGCTGCTGGGTTTGAACGACCTGGACGGAGGTCGCCTTGAGCGCCTCCAGCGCGGCGATCGCCTGGCGCGCCTGGCTTGAATCGATGTTGAAACTGAGGGAGGCGACGTCGGGCACTGCCCTTAGCCTCTAGTCCAGACCATCATCCGCGCCTTTCAGATCATCCATCGTGACGCCTTTGCGGGACTGAATCGACAGCCAAAGGTCATCCAACCGCAACAAGATCTCCAATTCCCACGGCTTCGGTCGGATTCGCATCAAGTCTGCCCATGCGCGGATACTTTCCCAGGTGATCGGCAGGAAGCCGACCTGGCTGATCGGACGGGCGCGGCCGACCTGCTGGAACCAGTCCCAGACGTGCACTAGGCCGAGCGGGATCTCCGGCGCGTTCTGCTCGAGCGGATGCGGCCGGCCGTTGCCTAGCCGGTAGTTCCGGAAGACATCTCGGAGGGAACCGCCCTCGGGAAGGCTACGGCTGAGGACGAACTGGTATCGGGCATATCGGCGGAGCTGCCGGGTAAGTCCCGGAGGAAGTTCCCATCCGACAGAATGAAGCCGATCGCCGTCTCGCGCAGGCCGCGGAACCGGGTGTCATTCCAGAGCTTGCGGACATTCTGCGGGGTGCAGGGGAACTCCTTGCCGTCGAGCACCTGGAAGGTCCAGTCACGGGTGCAGGCCACCAGCGTGTTGATGTCCTCGCGCTCACGGTGTTCGTCGGAGATGGCGATGCCGCGGGCGGTGAGGTCAGCGCGGCCCTGCTGGCTGGCGCGGAGGGTTTCGCGGAACGCCTCCGAGTGGCGGCCCAGCAAGGTAATGGTGAGAGGAGTGCCGTCCTCGTTCATGATCGGTGTCCGAGTACGGGGGTGGATGATCGGCATCGGCATGCCCTGCTCGGACAGCGTCTTCGTATCCAGGGCCGCGAGGTCGAATTTCTCGGTCATGGGGGGTCCATTTCGCAAACCGATAGAGGTCATACGCATAGACCACGAGTGCCGCCAATACGCCGCAGGCCGCCACCCAGTAGTAAAATGGGTCGGAATGGAGCAACCAGACGCCCAACAGGAGCAGATCGCCGAGAACCAGCGTAGCCAGGATCATAATCCGCAGCGCGTTCTTCATAGGCCCTGACGGGACGTGGCTACGCTCTCTCGATCGCGCCACGCCCACACTCCAACGTAAGCCTCCCTGAGCCTACAAAGATAGACTGGGCGATACGGCCATGGCAGGCAAGTACGTCTGCGCACAATTCCACGCGCGATACATTGCTTTACCGAATTTATTTGTTGATCAAAGCCAAGCTGATTTCTGTTCTATGGTTTTTCACACGAAACGCTTTGGGGGAAGGGTTCGTGTGTTGAAGACCATACTGGTGGTGGACGATGATCCGCTGATCCGCGAGGTCATGGTTGAGTACTTGGATGGCTGTGGCTATCGCACGCTCGATGCGGCCAATGGCATCGATGGCCTGCGAATTCTGCTAACCGAACCGGTGCATCTACTGATCAGTGACGTGGTGATGCCTGACATGCCGGGCACCGAGATGGCGTTGAAGGCCGCCTCGATGTGTCCCAGCCTGCCGGTGATTCTGATCTCGGGTTCCTACACGCCGGCACCGGAGGATCGCTGGCTATTTCTGGCGAAACCGTTCCGGCTGCCTAAACTGCTGTCTATGGTCTGGCAGGCCGTTCCGCAGGAACCCCGCATGGCCGCTGACTGACTAACCGGCATATCAGGTTGGACCGAAGCAAAATCAGTCCAACCTGATAGCGGGCATTAAACGACCAGACTGTCCTGCACGATAATGGTGCTCTTGTCGGTCTCCGTGTCGGTCACGTTCTCCAGCGCACTGAAGGTGAACGACTGAATGAGGCTCATGTCACCGTCGCTCTTCTGGCTCGACATCGCCTTCACCCGCGGCAGGTGGAAGCACATGAAGTCAGCGTTGACCGCAGTGCCGGTGGTTAGCATCACCAGCAACTCGACCTCGTTTTCGTTGATGAAGGTGTTGGCGATGGTTTCATCGGTAAACAATGCGGTGAAGCTGCCGGTCACCCGCAGACGTCCGGTGAAGATCCACGGCACGAAGTTCGAGCCGACCACCGCAGGCGCCTCGAGCGAGGGCGCGATCTGCAGGTTCAGACCGGTGATGATGGCCAGATCGGTGCCATTGTAGCGCAGCGAGCCGTTTACCGCGGCGAGCGCTGAGGAACTGCCAGGGTCCGCCGGCGAGGTCAGCTGCTGCGAGCTGTTCTGGATCATATTCTGACCCATGACCTGGCTGTTGAAGGTGACCAGGCCGGTGGCCGGCATCGCGATCGAGGTGTTGCCAAAGCGGCAGCCGACGAACAGTTCCGACACGTTGATGTCGGAGAAGAAGTGCTCCATCGAGTAGCTCTTGTAGACCTGCCCGGTGGCCGGGATCAGGACCTTCGAGCCGACCACCTCCAGGTTCACCGTGCCGGACAGCGAACCGTCGGTGAACGAGCCACCCAGCGCCGGGATGTCCGGCGAGGTGATCACCGTATCGGACAGGCTGGTGATCCGTAGGTTGGCATTGTTCAACTGCGTGTTGGCCGTGGTGATGCCGGAGAGACGGATCACATCGCCACGCTTGAGACCGGCGGCATTAAAGCCGGTGCCAGTCAGTGTGCCGGCCACGTGTGCCAGGGTCAGGCTGACGCCGGCCATGGTCGCACCGGCGGCCCAGTCATTGCGCAGCAGACCCTGCCAGAAGTCATTGAACGACCCCGGACTGAGTTGGCCGGCAAAGGTGCCCTGCGGCCGGCGCACGCCGTGGCGCGCGTCACGGATCTGCTGCGAGACCAGGATTTCCTGGCTCTCATAGCTTTCCTTGTTCAGCGTCAGGTCGCTGCTGACACGCCGCAGGTATGTGCTGCCAGTGACCGGGCTGGTGCCGAAGGTGACTTCTTCGACAATCGCTACTCTTTTGGCTACGCCAGTTGCGAAAGCCATCGCTAAAGCCTCCTACGGCGGTGGTTGCGTGAGAAACCAGTGGATCGCCACTGGCAGGTTGGCCCAGTCGCCGAACGGCACTGGGGCAGTGGCGGTCGAGTGCGAAACGATGAGGTTGGCGCCCTGCGAGGTCGTCAGGTTCAAGCCGCGCGGAAACGCCTCGATGACCTTCTGGGCCAGGCCGTCCTGCACGCGCTCACCGGTGTCGCGCGGCACGAAGATGCTGACCTGGTAAATCCCATCCCACTGCTGCACCGCGTCGGCGCCGAAGCCGAGCGGCGAGCGGTTGCGACCGGAGATCTCCGGCTTGAGATACGGCGTGCCCTTGGTGGGAACGAAGGTGACGTTCGGCCAGGCGATCTGCGCGGTGATGTTCGCCGACTGCAGTTGGGCGTGCAGCACATCGGTGATGTCGCGAAAGCGGATCTCGGCCATCAGCGTGTGCCTCCGGTGGAGACGCGCGCCAGCGCCCGCTGAGCGATCTGCGGCATTTCGCTGATCGTCTGCTGCATCATGTGACGGCCGGGCTGATTGAAGTAGCGGCCGAGGCTGTCCTCGCCGGTGTAACCAAACTCGATGCGGCGGGCATACACAGTCGGATTGACGATCATCAGCACGTCGCCGACCTCGGACTGGATGATCGCGTTCTGCGGATTGGGCACCCGGCCGGCCACCGGTTCGGCATCGCCCGGCTTCACCACCGTCCAGTTCGAGCGCAGGAAGCCGGTATCGACCGGGGTCAACTCCTGCACGCGCGCCACCGCATCAGCGGCGATGGTGCGGAACAAGGCGCTGGCGCGGTCAGTCGCCTGATCGCACCACTGGCTCACATCGGAGGAGAAATCGGTCATTTCGCTTGCACCGGGTAGACGAGTTGGGTGCCGCGCCGGAATAGTTGGTTTGCAGTGATGATCGCCCGGAGTTGGCCGTTGACGATCAGCCAGTCGTCCACCTTCGGCGGTGGGGTGATTTCGCCACCGTTGTAGGCAGACAGGTTCAGCCCGATCGCATCGACCTCGGTCCAGCCGTTGAAGGTCATTTCGGTGAGCGACAGGACGACGCCGTAGACCAGGACGTCGGCCCGGAACTGCAAGCGCACCGACTTGCTGACGCTGTGTGCTGGATTGCTGTCACCCGAGACGTTGAGCACCGGGATGACGGTCCACTTGTTGTCGGCCGCCAGGCTGTCCGGACAGTAGGGCGTGGCCGTGCCGAGGATCGGCGTGCCATTGGTCGCCGCTTTCGGAATGCCATCGCTGTCGGTGGCGATGGCGGTCGGCATGGTCTGCACCTGCCACGTCGCGACGACGCCGGAATTGTCGCTGCAGACGATGACATCGTTGGGCACCAGCCGGCCGATCGCCGAGGTGCCGCTCATGCCGAGATAGGCCTGCCCGGTCACGCTGATGCCGGTGGTCACCACCAGGTCGGCGGAATAATCCGGTGGGTTCTGGTAGGGCACCGGTGACGACGGGTTGCCGACAGTCACCAGCGTGACCCGGCGCAAGGTGATCGGATCGCCGCGCTCCTGGTAGCGCGCCGCGATACGGCGCTGCACGTAGACCTCGCGCGAGAGCGTGGCGACCGCGTTGACCGAGAGGGCCATCAGACCGCCACCCGGATTTCGTTGGCGACCAGGTCACGCGCCGCCTGCGGCACGGCGCCGGCGCCGCGTTGGGTGAACGTGCCGCTGAACACCCCGCCGGTGTTTTCCGACGTCAGGTTCGGATCGGCGGCGATCTTCA